GGGAAGCTTTGGCTGTTTCCTTGGATCTCTGCGGGTCGAAAGTGTGGTACCAACCGAGGTTCCGTCTGGGCTCAGACGGTACCGGGGTGACGACACCTTCACGCACCACCGACACCTTGCTCAAGTAAGGGGCGTGAGCCCCCAACACAGCAGGGTGGTAGCGCGCTTGGCCATCAATAGTCAAGGCGTCAATCTTGTACTCGAGACCGAATTTCGAAAACTCGGCTCTCAGCACATCGAATGACGGACAGTCCTTTTCTTGCGCGAAGCGGAAGCCATCAACCGAGTCGTCCCCTGTAACAATCCAATGCACATACTTGGCGTAGTCGGGGCCATAAAGGCCCCTGTACACCGAGATATGCATCAGGTCGTTGAAGGCACAATTCAGAATAGTGGTCAAGAAGATGCCTGAGGGATTCCCCCCAAACCTCTCCAAAGTCTCCCCCCACGGGAGCTGCAACGGGCCGTAGGTGGTGCTGTACAACAACACCGCCTGTAGCTTATCGCTGCATCCCGTTTTCGAGAGGAGGTCAACCACAATGCTTCCAGCAACATCCGCTGGCACTCCACGATCGAAGCCGGTGGCATCCAGACCACAGGTGAACGACTTGGCAAAAGCTTCAGTCACCCTCCTTGAGTAGTCATGGTTGTCAGCAACCACGTAGAACCTCGGGTGGTTCACGTAGATGTCTTTCACTGCCGGATAAGCCCACCGCATCAGTAAGATCAACATGACGACGTCGCCACCTTGAATGGTGCGCAGTCTGTCATTTGTCAGCTTCTTATGCGTGTATTTGTCTAGCTTTGAGAATACATCCCACGTAAACTGGGGAAAAGTCTCTCCAGCCACACAAGCGGACTCAACGTCCTTCATGTAGCTGATCAGGTTCTCCCGCCCGAATTTCTCGATAAACTGTTGCTTGTTAGCAAAGTCTTTCTTCCATGGTTGCCCGACTCCAGTGTTGAGCACGAGCAGGTTGTCGATCACAACCTCAAAGGGCAACGGCTCATAGCTGCTGGCAGTACACTTGTCCCAAGTGGCGTGGAAATCATCCCACACTTCCTGGTCAAAAGTGACCCTGTTCGCTGCAAATTGCCCCGCCTCCTTGGTGATGTCCGCGTCTGAACCTGAAGCGCCCCAATAAAGGACCTCTCCTAGTTCGACACCGAACTTCTTCACAAAAAGACGGCGCTGAAGCCTTGCCTTTCGATTGCGCACCCAGAGCGTCTCACCGTCTTGAGCGGATCTCCGCTGTGCCCCAGTGTCCCAACCCCTAATGTTGGGGTAGAAACCACTGCCGCACGGCACAGGGCAGAGTCAATCGCTGACTGGGGTTCCATCTGGAGCCTTCATATCGACCAGGGGCTTACGCCCTTTGGTCTTAGGAAGCTGCAGAGGTACCCTTTCAGCTACGCCGCACTCGGAGTTTC